AATGAAGACAATGTTTGGAAAGAGATATCCAAATTGTGTAAAAGCAGAAGGATTCTCTAACTGGAGAGAAGAAATGGGTTTAAGTGAGGATTGGCAATCAGTAAATCGTAAAGATAAAACTGATGGATTAAGTCCTGCTGCAGTAAAAGCATATCGTCGTGAGAATCCAGGTTCAAAACTTCAAACTGCAGTAACTGAAAAAAAACCAACTGGTAAAAGAGCAGCAAGACGTAAATCATTTTGCTCTCGTATGTCTGGAATGAAATCTAAACTTACTTCAGCAAAGACCGCAAGAGATCCTGATTCGAGAATTAACAAAGCACTTCGTCGTTGGAACTGTAACTAAAATGAAATCCTTTAAAGAGTTTATTTCAGAGAGTGTAAATATAGCAGGAGATTTTAATGGAAATCTCTATATGAATAGTGCTCAACCAGAGCAAACAACTGAATCTTTTCTTGCTAATATAGTTTGGCAGGGTAAGTTATATCGTATGGAAGTTGAAGGTAAAATGCTCGATAAAAATGCGTTAGCAGAACAACTTCAAGGAGAATATCCTGGAGCAATTGTTCATAACATTTATCCAGCATCTTCCAACGCATTAAAAATTAAAAATTCACAAAGATACAGGCCAGAAAGTTTAACGTGGAGTGATTGATTCATGGCTCAGTGGAATAAAAATGAACAAGACTTCTTAAATCAAGAGAGAACTCTCTTTGAAGTTAATGGTGTTGCTACTAGAGATGGAAGAATAGTAGATAATATTAATAGATTTCCCGTTAGTGTAAATCCTGATGCTTTTGGAAGAACAAGAGTATCAAATCCACTCACACTTTTTGATAGTTCTCATAGGTATAGAGACAATAATCTTTGGGATAGTTTAATTGTAGGAACTGGTTCTACAGTTGGATTTGTAACAGCACAAGGTTTAATCAGCATAGGTATTGGAACTACAAGTGGTTCATCAGTTATCAGAGAAACCACAAAGGTATTCTCCTATCAACCAGGAAAATCATTACTAGTATTGAATACTTTTGTAATGAATTCTCCAAAGGAAAATTTAAGACAAAGAGTTGGATACTTTGGTGCTGATAATGGAATGTATCTCCAAGTTTCTGGTATTGGAAGCACATCGGTAAGTTTTGTAGAAAGAAGTCTATCAACGGGAACAGAGATTGTAGTTCCACAAACAGAATGGAATATTGATAAGTTAGATGGAACTGGTGTTTCTGGATATACATTAGACATTTCCAAAGCACAAATTCTTTGGATGGATATTGAGTGGTTGGGACTTGGAACTGTAAGAGTTGGTTTTGTAATTGATGGAAACTTTGTTCACTGCCACTCATTCCATCACGCAAATATTATCCAATCAACTTATATCACAACTGCATCATTACCTTTGAGATATGAGATTGCGAATACTGGAATTACAACAAGTTCAAGCACTCTCAAACAAGTATGTTCTACCGTAATTTCTGAAGGTGGTTATGAACTTCGTGGATTACAGCAGGCAGTAAATACACCAATTACTGCACCAGTAGATTTACCATCACCTGCGGGAACTTATTATCCAGTTATTTCTATTCGTCTTAAATCTTCTCCAAATAGATTAGATGCGATTGTTATTTTGACGGCATTATCTCTAATGGGAACAGGAAACGGTCCAGAATATAATTGGCAAATAAGAGCATCCGCAACAACGAGTGGAGGAACTTGGGTCAGTGCTGGGGTAGATAGTGCGGTTGAATATAAAATTGATGGTGGAACTGTAAGTGGTGGAAGAATACTAGCATCTGGATTTTTCTCCTCATTAAATCAATCACGAGTGTCTGTAGATATTCTTAAAGAAGCAATCTTTAAGTTTCAGTTAGAAAGGAATGGATTAATTGGAACACCTTATGAACTAACTTTGGTTATTGCTTCTGATACTTCTGGTGCTGATGTGTTTGCTTCAATGGACTGGGAAGAGATTAGTAGGTAATTATGACAATTCAAGATATTCAACTGAATCAGAAAGACGCTTATCTTTCTAATCCAAATCTAAAGAAAGCAAATACAACAATTCAATGGACTGAAGACCAGATTGTTGAATTTTTAAAATGTAAAGAAGACCCCGTATATTTTGCGAAAAATTATATCAAAATCGTTTCTCTTGATCATGGACTGGTTCCATTTAAAATGTATCCATTCCAGGAAAAACTTGTAACTAATTTCCATAAGAATCGATTTAATATCTGTAAGATGCCCCGTCAGACGGGTAAATCAACAACTGTTGTCTCTTACCTTTTACATTATGCCCTCTACAATGATAATGTAAATATTGCAATTCTTGCCAACAAAGCATCAACCGCAAGAGATCTTCTTCAAAGACTACAACTTGCTTATGAGAATCTACCAAAATGGATGCAGCAAGGGGTTCTTCAATGGAACAGAGGAAGTTTGGAATTAGAAAATGGGTCCAAAATTATGGCAGCATCTACATCAGCATCTGCTGTTCGTGGTGGATCTTATAATATTATTTTCTTGGACGAATTTGCGTTTATTCCAAATCACATTGCGGATGACTTCTTTGCGTCTGTTTATCCTACCATTTCTTCAGGACAAAGCACTAAAGTTATTATAGTTTCCACACCACGTGGTATGAATCACTTCTACCGCATGTGGCATGACGCAGAACGTGGTAAGAATGAATATGTGCCTACTGATGTTCATTGGTCCGAAGTTCCCGGTAGAGACGAAAACTGGAAAGCACAGACAATTGCCAACACATCAGAACAACAGTTCAAGGTTGAGTTTGAATGTGAGTTTTTAGGATCTGTTAATACCCTCATTAATCCGGCAAAACTTCGAAATCTTGTATATGAAGATCCAATACAAAGAAATGCTGGATTGGACGTTTATGAGCATCCAAAAGAAGAACATAATTATCTAATAACTGTAGACGTTGCTCGTGGTCTTGGTAATGATTATTCAGCATTTATTGTCTTCGATATCACTAACTTTCCTTACAGAGTAATAGCAAAATATAAAAACAATGAAATCAAACCAATGTTATTTCCAAGTATCATACATGAAGTAGCAAAGGGTTATAATGACGCTTGGTTATTAATAGAGGTTAATGATATTGGAGATCAAGTGGCAAGTATTCTTCACTTTGACTTAGAATACGATAATGTTCTTATGTGTGCAATGAGAGGTCGTGCTGGACAGATTGTTGGATCTGGATTTAGTGGTAAAAAATCACAACTTGGTGTAAGAACAACTGCAGCAGTTAAAAAGTTGGGGTGTTCCAACTTAAAAACCTTGATGGAAGATGATAAATTACTGACAGTAGATTATGATATTATTTCAGAATTAACGACATTTGCACAGCGTCATAATTCATTTGAAGCTGAAGAAGGATGTAATGACGACTTAGCAATGTGTCTAGTTATTTTTTCTTGGTTAGTTGCTCAAGATTATTTTAAAGAAATGACGGACAATGATGTTCGTAAAAGAATCTATGAAGAGCAAAAAAATCAAATTGAACAAGATATGTCTCCTTTCGGATTCATATCTGATGGATTAGACGATTTGGATATTTTTGTAGAAAAGGAAACTGGTGATCGATGGTTAGTAGCAGCAAATACTACCTCTATGGAATCTATGGAAATATGGAATGTAGATGAATACGGAGACAGATCTTATATGTGGGAATATCGATAGTTAAAGAAGTAGGAAATTATAAATACTTCTAGAATATTCTGGAATTGTAGAGGAGAAAAAGATGCCGCTTAATTTAGCATCTCCTGGAATTGTAGTAAGAGAAGTTGATTTAACTCTTGGAAGAGCTACTCCTTCGTCGGATAAAATTGGTGCTATTGTAGCTCCTTTTGCGAAGGGACCCGTAGATTCTCCAACTTTAGTTGAAAATGAGAACGATTTACTTAACAATTTTGGAGATCCATATTCAACAGATAAGCATTATGAGCATTGGTTGTCAGCTTCTTCATATTTAGCGTATGGCGGAGCACTTAGAGTTGTAAGAGCAAATGATAATGACCTAAGAAATGGATTTGTAGGAACTGCTTCAAGTGTAAAAATTGATAGTTTAGATCATTATAATGCTTTAGGGTATGATGAAAACACCCTTGCCAATATTGTAGTTGCAGCAAGAAATCCAGGATCTTGGTCAAATGGTCTTAAGGTTGGGATTATTGATTCAAAGGCAGATCAAATTTTAGTCGGTGTTAGTACTTCCGTAGCATCGGGAATTACTACAATCGCGGTTGGATATGGTGTTACACAATCAGTAGCAGGTAGAATTAATCCTGGAGCAGGTACAACTTCAGTTCTTGATGGATACTTAAAAGGTATTATCACAGAGATTTCGGGAAGTGACGTATACGTTAAAGTTCTTTCACACGTCTCTGCAGCAGGAACTGAAACTCAAGTCGATTATCAACCATCAGGTGTTTACGCTTTTTCTTCAAGTGGAAGTGTTGCAATTCATACAACCGGACAAACCGTTGCAACAGGAGCAACTACTTACACCGGAAGACTTGATTGGTTTGATCAGCAAACATTAGGTCTTACAAGCACTTCATCGATTTCTTGGAACAATATTGCTCCAAGACCAGGAACTTCTGCATATGCTGCAGCAAGAGATTCGAGATTTGATGAAGTTCACATAGTCGTGATTGATGCTTTTGGAACAGTAACAGGAAATGCTGGCACAATTCTTGAGAAGCACTTAAGCTTGTCTAAAGCATCAGATGCTGAGTTTTCCGTAGGAAATCCATCTTACTGGAGAAAGTATATTGTTAATAACTCAGAATACATCTTCGGTTTAGGAGCACCTGTTGGAGTTGTAACCACTGGATATAGTAGTGGATTTAGTTTAGAGTCTGATGTTGCTTGGGACCAGGAAGCAGAGGGAATCACTTTTGCTGCTGCTGGAGCGTCCACAAACACCCTCATAGGTGGTAAAGATTATAGTGGAGCACAAAATCTTGATACTGCAGGATCTCTAACAGCAACTCTTGGTGAGTTGTCTGATGGATACGACTTGTTCGAAAATACAGAAAACTTTAAAGTAGATTTCCTTCTAATGGGATCTGCTGCTTATGATATTTCAACTGCACAGGCACTTGCAAATAAGTTAATTTCTGTTGCAGAATTGAGAAAAGATGCGATCGCATTTATCTCACCATATAGAGGTGCTGCTCTATCAGATACTTCAGTTCAAACTGCCGTAACCGTAAGGTCTGCTGCTGATATTACTGATAATGTAATTGAGTTCTATGCTTCTGTTTCCTCTTCATCATATGCGATTTTTGATAGTGGATATAAGTATATGTATGACAGATTTGCAAACACATTCAGATACGTACCTCTGAATGGTGACATTGCAGGTTTGTGTGCTCGTAATGATATCAACAACTTTGCTTGGTATTCACCTGCTGGAACTTCTAGAGGTGCAATTCTAAATGCTGTTAAGTTGGCTTACAATCCAACAAAAACTCAAAGAGATAAACTTTATTCAAATAGAGTTAATCCAGTAATCTTCTCACCTGGTGCTGGTATTATTCTATTTGGTGATAAAACTGGTCTTGCTAAAGCATCCGCATTTGATAGAATCAACGTTCGTCGCTTGTTTGTCTATCTTGAGAATGCAATTTCTCAGGCAGCAAAGGATGCTCTCTTTGAATTTAACGACGAAATCACTAGAACAAACTTTGTAAATACAATTGAACCATTCTTGCGCGATGTTCAAGCCAAGAGAGGAATCTTTGATTATGTCGTTATTTGTGATGAAACAAATAATACTGCTGCTGTGATAGATAATAATGAGTTTATTGCCGACATTTATATCAAACCAGCAAGGTCTATCAACTTCATCGGACTCAACTTTATTGCCACCAAAACTGGTGTTGATTTTGAAGAAGTTATCGGAAACTTTTAATTTAGAGGTTTAACAGAAAATGGCAACCAGAACCCAACTTAACACAATTCCATTAAGAAAGATTACAGATTTCAAGAGTAAACTGGCGGGTGGTGGCACCAGAAGTAATCTCTTTGAAGTTGAGCTTGCTTTTCCAGCAGCACTCGGTATTGATTCAAATACCTTAGACAAGAGTAGATTTCTTGTCAAAGCAGCAAATCTTCCTGCTTCGAACGTCACTCCCGTTGAAGTAGCATTTAGAGGAAGAACCCTAAGACTTGCTGGAGATCGCACATTTGAAAGCTGGACGATTACAGTTATTAACGATACTGATTTTGCGATTCGTTCCGCTTTTGAAAAGTGGTCTAACTACATGAATCGTCTTTCTGACGCAACTGGAACCACAGATCCTGCTCTTTATCAAGCAGATGCGTTTGTTTATCAATTAAATCGTGATGGAACTATCCTAAGAGCTTATCATTTTTATGATTTGTTCCCAACTAGTGTAAGTGCTATTAACCTGGCATATGAAACTGAAGCAATTCAAGAGTTTACTGTTGAAATGCAAGTTCACTGGTGGGAAGCAATTAAGGGTAGTTCCCCAGCAGCTGGTGGTGAAGACATCAACTAAATAGAATATAATACAACGTTTAACTTATAAAATGGCGAAACTTTTTGGTTTTTCGATTGAAGATAATGAAAAAACATCTAAATCTATAGTTTCCCCCGTTCCTCAAACTGATGAGGACGGGGTTGATTATTATATTCAATCTGGATTTTATGGGCAGTATGTAGACATTGAAGGTGTTTATCGTACTGAGTTTGACTTAATGCGTCGTTATAGAGAAATGGCACTTCATCCAGAGTGTGATAGTGCTATTGAAGATATTGTAAATGAAGCAATTGTTAGCGATCTTTATGATTCACCAGTAGAAATTGAGCTGACAAATTTAAATGCAAGCGATAAATTAAAAGATATAATCAGAAAGGAGTTTAAATCTATCAAAGAGATGATGGACTTTGATAGAAAATCTCACGAAATTTTTAGAAATTGGTATGTTGATGGGAGACTATATTATTTGAAAATTATTGATATGAAAAAACCTCAAGATGGTATTCAGGAATTGAGGTATATTGATCCAATGAGAATGAAGCACGTTCGTCAAGAAAAAAAGACGAAGGGGAAAAATGGTTCAGATATTGTAGATAAGTTGGCTTATAATGGAAATTCCGCAAATAATTTAGATACAATGTATTCTGAAATGGAAGAATACTTTATCTATTCACCCACTCCAAATTATCCAATGGGTAATTTAAGCGGTGCTTCCAAAGGATCTCTCAAAATCGCTAAAGATTCAATTACTTATTGCACCTCTGGTTTAGTTGATAGAAACAAAGGCACTGTTCTTTCTTATCTTCATAAAGCAATCAAGGCACTCAATCAACTTAGAATGATTGAGGATTCTCTCGTCATTTATAGATTGTCCAGAGCACCAGAGCGGCGTATTTTTTACATTGATGTTGGCAATCTTCCAAAAGTAAAGGCAGAGCAGTACCTTAAAGAGGTTATGTCTCGATATAGAAATAAACTAGTTTATGATGCAAATACCGGAGAAATCCGCGATGATCGTAAGTTTATGAGTATGCTTGAGGATTTCTGGCTTCCTCGCCGTGAAGGTGGTAGAGGGACTGAAATCACAACTCTTCCTGGTGGTCAAAATCTTGGCGAACTATCTGATATTGAATACTTTCAAAAGAAACTTTATAGGTCATTAAACGTCCCCGAAACTAGAATTGCTGGTGGTGGAGAAGGATTTAATATGGGACGTTCCTCAGAGATTCTGAGAGATGAGTTAAAGTTTTCTAAGTTTGTTGGTCGTCTGAGAAAAAGATTTGCTCAGATGTTTAATGACATGCTTCGCACTCAACTTCTTCTAAAAAACGTTGTTTCTCCAGAGGATTGGGAAAAAATGGAAGATCATATTCAATATGACTTCCTTTATGATAATCATTTTTCAGAATTAAAAGAAGCAGAACTTCTTACAAATCGTTTAACACTTTTAACTACAGTTGAACCTTACATTGGAAAATACTATTCAACAGAGTACGTTCGTAAAAAGATTCTTCGCCAAACAGATTCTGAAATTATTGATATTGATTTGCAAATTGATGATGAAATTGAAAAAGGTATTCTTCCAGATCCAAATGCTCCTGTTGATGAGATGGGAAATCCATTACCTCCCACTGGTGAAGAGGGTGCAGGTCAGGCAATTGAACAAGGTGCTGGTGGAGAAGTTCCAATTGAACCTACCGTAGATGTATCTCAAGTAGAATTGAAAGAACCTAAAGGTGGTAAAATATAAATAGTCCTATAATAATAAAATAAATTTATGGAAGAACTTATCGATTTGATTGCATCTGATGGAACTCCAGCAGATGTTTCCGACAGGATTAAAGAATTTTTGTATGCAAAAGCTGCTGATCGAGTAGATAGTGCTCGCCCAGAAATTGCTGCAATGATGTTTGGTGAAGATGACTCTACTGGAGATAACGAATAATGGCAATAAAAGTTGTTCAAAATGTAAATAGAATCTCTCCTACAGTTTCTACAGCTACAACAAGCAATCCAATTGCTCTTAAAAGTGGATATATTCGAGTTGCCTGTGCCTCAACCGCAGTGTATGTAGAAACTGGAGGAGAACCTGTAGCGACTGTGAATTCTTTCTTAATTTCACCTTTTGGAAATGAAGTTTTGAAAGAAAGACTTGCGAAGCAGCAAATTGTTGGAATTACTACAGGTACTTCAACTGTAATTACTTTTGATAATAATGCAGGAAATCCATTTTTAATTGGAGATTATGTAACAATTGAAAATGCTCAACCTGCAGGAATCAACACGGTTCATCGATTAGTAACTGCCACAACTGATGCAACAGTTACAATTGCAGCAAATACTTCAGCAATTGTTGGTGTAATTACAGCAACTGGTTCTACATTATCAAGAAGTGTAAAAGTTTCAGCTCTCGCCCTTGGTGGGGCGACTGATGTAAGCATCACAGAAGTAGTCCAATTAGTTTCCGAATAAAATGAAACTCATTACAGAAGAAATCCAAAAGGTCGAATTTATTACCGAAAAAGTAGGTAATAAAAAGAATCTATACATTGAGGGTATTTTCCTTCAGGGTGATATTTGCAATCGTAATGGAAGAATGTATCCGATGGCAACTCTTACCAAAGAGGTCAATAGATACAATGAGAACTTTATTCAAAAAGGACGTGCTCTTGGAGAACTTGGACATCCAGATGGTCCAACTGTAAATCTAGACAGAGTTTCTCATAAAATTGTTTCTCTCACTCGTGAAGGAAACAATTATAAAGGAAAGGCACTCGTTCTTGAAACTCCTATGGGCAAAATTGCCAAGTCACTTATTAATGAAGGAGTTTGTCTCGGGGTTTCTTCTCGTGGAGTTGGATCTCTGAGAATGACCAATGAAGGTCACAAAATTGTTGGTGAAGATTTTATGCTTGCAACTGCTGCAGATATTGTAGCAGATCCTTCTGCTCCTGATGCTTTTGTTCAGGGAATTATGGAAGGTAAAGAGTGGGTTTGGGAGGGTGGAATTCTTCGTGAAAAACTTGCCGAACAAACTCAAAGAAGAATTAACACCCTTATTGATCAAAAGAGATTGGAAGAACATAAGTTGAATTTATTCAACGAATTTCTTTCAAATCTGTAAATTATAAATAAATATAGATTAAATACAAGAATCTAAAACAAATGTCCGTTGGTAGCAATTTACAAGAAATGGAAAACGTAGTAACCAAAGGGGCTGCACCTGCCGAGCCAATGCACAAACTGACCGGAGCAACTCCTGGTCAAACTGGTAGTTGGGAAGATCTCGGTGGTCCTACTCCAGAAAATTACAAGCCCGATGATAATTCAGCAGAATTAAAAACTCCTGCTGGCACTCTTGCTCAAGTAAAGGATGTTGTTAATGCGAAAGCACAAGCAGCAATGCCTATGCAAGGAGTCAAAGAGGAAGCAGAAGATGAAATTGAAGATGAAGAGGAAGTAGTTTCCGAAGCTTCTGAAGAATCTGACGAAGAGAAGGAAGAAGAGAATCCTCATAAGAAAGGTTCTAAAAAGACCGAAGAAGAAGATGAGGAAGATGATGAGGATGAAATGAAGGAAGAGTTTGACATTGAAGAAGATGTCAATGCTCTTCTCGAAGGTGAAGAACTCTCAGAAGAATTCCAAGAGAAAGCACGTGTCATTTTCGAATCTGCTATCAAATCAAAAGTTGCTGATATCAAAGAGCAACTTGAGGCGGCATATGAGCAGACACTTGTAGAAGAAATTCAATCGATTAAAGAAGGTCTTGTAGATCGTGTTGATGCATACCTTGAGTATGTTGCTGATGAGTGGATTCAAGAAAATGCACTCGCAGTTGAGCACGGTCTTAAGACTGAAATGACCGAATCATTCCTTGAAGGAATGAAGAGTCTTTTTGAAGATCATTATGTAACAATCCCTGAAGATAGATATGATGTCATCGAGAGCATGGTAGATAAACTTGATGAAATGGAAGGAAAACTCAACGAGCAAATTGAAAAAAATGTTGCTCTTAATAGAAGATTAGCGGAATCCGTTGCTGATGTAATCTTTGCAGATGTCGCTGAGGGTCTTGCACTTTCTCAGAAGGACAAACTCGCTTCTCTTGCCGAAAATGTTGAGTTTGATGGTGAAGAGAGCTATCGTGAGAAACTAGTAACTCTAAGGGAATCATATTTCCCATCTAGAATCGCTGGTACTCAAAGAAACGCTAGTGAAAATTTGTCGGAAGAAACTAATCTGAATATTCAATCAGTTAGTGGCACAATGGGTGCATATCTTCAGACTCTCCAAAGAGTTTCTAAAAAGTGATTTTTAAATCATAAATCAAACAAACAACACTTTTTAAAGAGGTAAAACAAATGCAAGGATTCAATGTAGAATCACTGCAGGAGAAGTGGGCTCCGCTCCTTGATTACGAAGGTCTTGATTCTTTCAAAGATTCACATCGTAGAGCTGTAACCGCTATCCTGTTAGAAAACCAAGAAAGAGCACTCCGCGAAGAGCGTGAGTTCCTTTACGAATCGCCAACCAACAGCACTGCTTCGGGAGCAAATCCTGGACTTGGTGGAGCAACCACCGGTGCTATGCAAGGTTTCGACCCAGTTCTGATTTCACTTATCAGACGCTCAATGCCTAATCTGATCGCTTACGATCTTTGTGGCGTTCAACCAATGAATGGTCCTACTGGACTCATCTTCGCAATGCGTTCACGTTACACCAGCCAGACTGGAAACGAGACGTTCTACAACGAAGTTGATTCAGCATTCTCGGGTCAGGATTCGGGATTCAACAACACCAATGGTTGGACCAACGGTGCAGTTGGTATGGGTACTACCGCTCAGGGCGGCACCAACCCATCAGTGCTTGATCCAACCAACCAGGCAAACAATGCTACTGGCGCTAACCAGTACAACGTTGGTCAGGGAATGAGAACTGACGAAGCAGAATCGCTTGGCGAATCTGAGCAGTTCAACCAGATGGCATTCTCGATTGAGAAAGTCACCGTTACTGCTAAGTCACGTGCTCTGAAGGCTGAGTATTCACTCGAACTCGCTCAAGACCTTAAGGCAATTCACGGTCTGAATGCAGAAGCTGAGTTGGCAAATATTCTGTCAACTGAGATTCTTGCTGAAATCAACCGTGAAGTCATCAGAACAATCTACAAGATTGCTAAGCCTGGTGCTCAAGTCAATACCGCTACTGCTGGTACTTTTGACCTCGACGTTGACTCCAATGGTCGTTGGTCGGTTGAGAAGTTCAAGGGTCTGATTTTCCAAATCGAGCGCGACGCAAACGCAATTGCTCAGCAAACTCGTAGAGGAAAGGGCAACACCATTCTTTGCTCCGCTGACGTTGCTTCAGCACTGGCAATGGCAGGTGTTCTCGATTACACCCCTGCGCTTAACGCAAACCTCAACGTTGATGACACTGGCAACACCTTTGCTGGAGTTCTTCAAGGTAAGTATCGCGTTTACATTGACCCATATTCGGCAAACGTATCTGCTAACCAGTTCTACGTTGTTGGATATAAGGGTTCGAGCCCATATGACGCTGGTCTCTTCTACTGCCCATACGTTCCCCTCCAAATGGTACGTGCTGTTGGCGAGAATACCTTCCAGCCAAAAATCGGATTTAAGACCCGTTACGGAATGGTTGCAAACCCATTCGCTGAGGGTCTTACCGCTGGTGCTGGTGCTCTTACCACCAATGCAAACACCTACTACAGAAGAGTCAAGGTTGCAAATCTTATGTGATTTAATTCACAACTCAATCAAGAGGGTCTTCGGACCCTCTTTTTTTATCTAAATATCAATAAAACATTATGGCATCTGCTTTTCGTAATCAGATACAAAACCGAAATTTTCTTTCTCCTGTTGGGTTTAATTTCACTCTCACTAAAGACCCAAAGGTAACGTTTTTTTGCAACTCAGCAAGAATACCAGAAATTACCCTTTCTTTGGTACAACAATCAAATTATCTTAAAGATATTGACGTACCTGGAGGGAAACTCCAATATGGAGATCTATCTTTGAGATTCTTAGTTGATGAAGATATGGTTAATTATATGCTTATTCATAATTGGTTGACTGGATTGGGATTTCCAGAAACAACTGGTCAGTACGCAGACCTTATTACTGATAGTGAAGGAATCAAAGATCCACTTTCTGCATTTAGTGATGGTAGCCTTTATATTCTAGACAGCAACTACAATACCAGTTCAATCGTAAAATTTAAAGATTTATTTCCAGTTTCTTTGACCTCACTAGAGTTCGATTCTACACAAACTGACATTCAGTACTTTACAGCAGAGGTCTCTTTCAAGTATACTATCTACACTATTAGAACAGGTCTATGACGCTTGATGAAATTCAGGAAATGTGGCAGAGAGATTCTGTCATTGATCCTGATAATTTGCACGATGAATCTTTAAAAATTCCCCAACTGCACGCAAAATATTACACCATCTATAATACCATTACTCTGTTGCGCGAAAAAGCAAGAGACACATATAATAGAGTCAAACTTGAACGCTACAATTACTACTCCGGAAAGGCGCCTGTAGAGGTTTATGAGGAAGAACCGTTTCCTTATAAAGTCAGAGACAAAGAGGCGTTACAGAGGCATATGGACGCCGATGAGAAGTTGAGTAAAGTTGAACTCAAAATTAGATACTACGATATTATGCTTAAGTTTCTTGAAGAGATTATTAAAACTGTTTCGAATCGAACTTATCAAATCAAGAACAGTATTGAGTGGCATCGTTTCCAAGCGGGATTCAACTAGTCAAATAAATAATTGTAACTGATACTTTATGAATGTCCCATTTGATTATCTCAAAAAAGAATGAGGTATATCTTCAAGTTGAGGCAGAAGCACACGTCTACTACGAATTAAGAGACGCATTTCAATTTGAAGTTCCAAATGCAAAGTTTGCCCCCGCTTATAAGAATAAGTGGTGGGATGGACATATCTATTTGTTTAATGTTAATACTCACGAAATCTATGTTGGGTTATTAGATAAACTCATTAGATTTTGTGAGCAGCACGAATATACTTACGAATTTCGTGATAATAAGTATTATGGTCTTCCCTTTGAAGTCAATGAAATGATTTCAATGGAAGGTGTGAAGGATTATATGACTTCTATTTCAAAGTATGCTCCCCGCGATTATCAAGTTGAGGGAGTATACGACGCTTTAAGACATAATCGAAAGTTGTTGATATCTCCAACTGCTTCTGGAAAGTCGTTGATGATATATTCGATTGTGAGATATTACGTTGAGAAAGGACAAAATATTCTGATAGTCGTTCCAACGACATCCCTTGTAGAGCAGATGTATAAAGATTTTGCAGATTATGGATGGGATGTGGGTTCATTTTGCCACAAGATTTACGCTGGAAAAGAGAGAGAAACTGACTCACAAGTAATTATTACAACCTGGCAATCAATCTACAAACTACCAAAACAATACTTTTCAAGATTTAATGTGGTAGTCGGAGACGAAGCACACAATTTTAAATCCAAGTCATTAGTATCTATAATGACAAAACTTTTTGATGCCAAATATCGTTTTGGATTTACTGGAACACTTGATGGTACACAAACTCATAAGTGGGTTTTAGAAGGATTATTCGGACCTTCTTATAAGATTATCAAAACTGATGAGTTGATGAAGAAGGGTCACGTTGCAACTCTTGACATTAATATTTTGCTACTTAAACATTCTCCAAATCGATTTGAAAACTTCGAAGAAGAAGTTCAGTATATTATCAATCACGAAAAGCGTAATAAATTTATCAAAAATCTTGCTCTTGACCTCAAAGGAAATACTCTGATACTCTTCTCCAGAGTTGAAGGGCACGGACAACCTTTATATGAATTGATAAATAATAGCAAAACTGACGAACGTCACGTTTTCTTCGTTCATGGTGGAGTGGATACTGAAAATCGAGAAAAAGTAAGAGAAATTACCGAAAAAGAAAATAATGCAATCATTGTTGCTTCTTACGGCACTTTTTCTACTGGTGTCAACATCCGAAATTTACATAATGTTATCTTTGCTTCCCCTAGTAAATCAAGAATCAGAAACCTCCAATCAATCGGAAGAGTCTTAAGAAAAGGAAACAATAAAACAAAAGCAACGCTATACGATATTGCTGACGACATCAGTTATAAGTCAAGAAAAAATTATACACTTAATCACTTAATCGAACGAATTAAAATTTATAATGAAGAGAACTTTAATTACGATATTGTAAACATACCTTTTAAAAACTAATGGGTGAGGAGTTTTACGCAGCAATCAAATTAGTTACAGGTGAAGAAATCTTCTCTCTTATCTCTGTTGATGAGAATGATGGAGATCCAATTATCATTCTCCAAAATCCAGTAACCATGAAAGTTTTTATGAATCATGGTGGAACTTATATGAAGATAAAACCCTGGATGGAAATACCAGATGATGATTTATTTTTAATTAAGTTTGATAAAGTCGTTACAATGACTGAAATCAAAAATCAATCTACGATTGATTTTTATCATAGATATCTTAATGATGAAAGTACTGATATTGAAGATGATGGTAAAGTAAAAATATCTGATAAAATGGGATACTTGGGTTCCGTAGAGAATGCTCGCAAGTTTCTTGAAGATATTTTCCTTAAAGACCTTAAAGATAATAAAGAAAGCTAAATCTCATCTTCAAAAGCAACAAACCTAGTCTACACACATTTTTTATACTTGTCAAGCCTTTGTATAATGTGGTATAATAACTTCATCTTATACTCATCAAAAGTAGATATGTTATGCCCAAAAAGAAATCAGAACATTATGTAAACAATAAAGAGTTACTCGAAGCACTGATTGTTTACAGAACAAAGGTAGCAGCAGCAAAGGAACAAGGACTTCCAAAACCCCGTATCACTAATTATCTGGGCGAATGTTTCCTGAAGATTGCGACGCATCTTTCATACAAACCCAATTTTGTAAATTATATGTTTCGGGACGATATGATTTCTGATGGCATTGAAAACTGCGTTCAGTATATTCATAACTTTAACCCAGAAAAATCTCAAAATCCTTTTGCATATTTTACTCAAATCATTCATTATGCTTTTCTCCGTCGTATTCAGAAGGAGAAGAAGCAACTGGAAATCAAGACCAAGATTATTGAACGCACTGGTTTTGATGAGGTTATGACTGTTGACGATGGCTTGCTTTCTGGGAACAGTTCCGACTATAATAGTATGAAGGACAACATCACCTACCGAAACAATCGATGAAGATTGCTATTTTAACAGACACTCATTATGGTGCAAGAAAAGGTTCTAAGTACCTTCACGACCATTTTGAGTTGTTTTATAAGAATATTTTTTTCCCTGCTTTAGAAGAGCACGGAATTACTACAGTCATTCATATGGGTGATGCTTTTGATAGTCGTAAATCGATTGATTATCAAAGTTTAGAATGGTCAAAGCGTGTTGTATTTGAACCTCTAAAAAATTGCGAAGTTCATATGATTGTTGGTAATCATGATTGTTATTATAAGAATACCAATCACGTCAATTCACCCTCTCTTTTGTTAAAAGATTATTCAAACATTAAAACTTATAGTTCACCACAAACGGTAAAAATTGGTGGCATAGACATTATGATGGTGCCATGGATTTGTAGTGAAAACTATGATGAGACTCTGAAACAAATTAAAAAGTCCAAAGCAAAAGTTGCAATGGGACATTTAGAACTTCAAGGTTTTCGAGTAAATCGGAATCTTGTAATGGAAGAGCACGGTACTGACCCAAAGATTTTTGATAAGTTTACCAAAGTATTTTCGGGGCATTATCATACTCGCTCCGATAACGGTAAAATCTTTTACTTGGGTAATACTTATGAAATGTATTGGAACGATGTAAACGACACTCGTGGTTTTCATATTTTTGATACTGAAACATTGGAGCATACTCCAATCAACAATCCTTATAAATTATTCTATAACATTTACTATGAGGATACTCCACATCAAATGTTTGATGCTATGGAGTATGCAAATAAAATTGTGAAAGTGATTGTGCGTAAAAAATCCAAACCAAAGGATTTTGAAAAGTTCATTGATAAACTTTACACAGTCGGCATTCAAGATCTTAAAATTATTGAAAACTTTGAGATTCAAGAAAATGAGGAGTTTGAAATCAGTGAAGATGAAAACACTCTTACAATTCTAAATCGTTATATTGAAGAATCAGAATTTCAGTTTGATAAAAATGTAATCAAAGGTATTTTCCAAGATCTTTATAGGCAAGCTTGCGAAGTAGAATAATGTTTCTTCTTACACTCAAAGATAGAAAAGACGATGGAGCATATGCGGTTCAAAACCGATATGGTGAAAAGGTCTTATTTTTGTTTGAGGAAGAAGATGACGCAACTCGTTATGCTTTGATGCTAGAAGACCAGGAAGAGCAGAAAATGGATGTTGTGGAAGTTGACGATGAGCTTGCCATAAAGACTTGTAAGCTCTATAATTATAAGTATGCTGTGGTCACTCCTGACGATATTGTAATCCCCCCTAAAAATGTTAGTATTTCATAAGATTAGATGGCGAAACTTTCTTTCCACTGGGAATCAGTTTTCGGAAATTGACTTTGAAAAGAATCATACAAATCTGATTATCGGCACAAACGGAGCAGGTAAATCCACTGTTTTGGATGCTTTGACCTTTGTGCTTTTTAATCGCCCGTTTCGTAAAATTAACAAACCTCAACTTGTTAATACAACAAATGAGAAAGATTGTTTAGTTGAGATTGAGTTTATGGTTAATAATCGTAATTATTTGGTGCGACGTGGAATCAAACCAAATATTTTTGATATTGAAGTAAATGGTGTGCCTCTTCATAAGGAAGCGGATGACCGTGCAAATCAAAAAATCTTGGAAGAGAATATTCTAAAGGTAAATTATAAGTCTTTTACTCAAATTGTTATTTTGGGTAGTAGCACATTTGTGCCTTTTATGCAGTTGACTACGGCACATCGTCGTGAGGTGATTGAGGACCTTCTAGATATTCGTATCTTTTCTGCGATGAATGCTCTCATTAAAGATAAGATTCGGGAAAAGAAAGATCAAATCAAATCTCTTGAACTTAAGAAAGAGACTCTTAAGGACAAGATGAAAATGCAGGAAAGTTTCATTGAAGAACTTGAAAGTCGTGGAAATGCAAATATCAATGCCAATCAAGAGAAGATTGCCAAGTTAGACGCAGAAGTTGGCGTTTATATGAATGAAAATGCCCATACTGAAGAGGACATTTTTAAATATACAAAGGAGCAGGAAGAGGTTCTTGGTGCTGGTGATAAGTTAGTAAAATTAAACAATCTCAAAGGTAAAATTTCTCAAAAAGTATCAGTTATTACTAAAGAACATAAGTTCTTCACTGAGAATACGGTTTGTCCTACCTGCACACAAACGATTGAGGAAGAGTTTCGGTTAAATAGAATCAAGGACGCTCAAAATAAAGCAAAGGAACTCCAGAAAGGTTATCAAGACCTTGAGGAGACAATCAAATCAGAACAAGAACGAGAGCGTCAATTTACCGTTCTTTCAAAGGAGATTACGAAACTCAATCATGAGATTTCTCAAAACAATACTCGGATTTCGCTCAATCAAAGACAAATCAGAGACCTTGAATCTGAAATTCAAACTCTTACCCAACAACTTAAAAACCGAAATACTGAACATGAAAAGTTAGAAGAGTTCAGAGAGAATCTCCAAAAAACATTTGAAGACCTTTCCAAGAAAAAAGAAGAAATCGTTTATTATGATTTTGCCTACTCCTTACTCAAGGATGATGGTGTAAAAACGAAGATTATTAAGAAGTATCTTCCGTTCATAAATCAGCAGGTGAATCGTTATCTTCAAATGATGGATTTTTATATTAACTTCCATCTTGATGAAGAGTTTAACGAAACGGTAAAATCACCCATTCACGAAGACTTTTCTTATAGTTCCTTCAGTGAGGGTGAAAAAATGAGAATCGACCTTGCTCTTCTCTTCACCTGGAGAGAAGTTGCTAGAGTCAAAAACTCAGTAAATACTAATCTGCTGATTATGGATGAGGTATTTGATTCTTCACTTGATGGTTTTGGCACGGATGAGTTTCTTAAGATTATTCGTTATGTCATTAAGGATGCTAATATCTTCGTGATTTCTCATAAGTCAGACCTACATGACAAATTTGAAAGTGTCATAAGGTTTGAGAAAGTCAAGGGTTTTTCTCGTATGATGTCCCCACAAGCACAAGACCAATGAACACTCCAAACTGGCAGCATCATTCCAAGAAGGAGCAGAAGCGGAAACTGAAACCGCAAGCACTCCGACAAGCAAAGGCACGTCGCCAAGCACTTAAGAAAAAGCACTCCGAAAGGGGTCTTTTTTTATAAATACTTATAAAATTTTATAAGATATGGATACTCAAAAAGAATATGCGACTTTAATGGAAGCATATAATGCAGTTTATGAACTTGATGAGAATAGAATGGATTCTCGTATGGAAAAGATGCCTTCAGCACCTGCTAAAGTTGGTAAGGGAACTCATTCAATCAAAGATATTCCCGTTTCAAGAGAACCATCTCCAGAAGAAAAAGCAAAGGCAAGAAAGGCACTTAAACTTAAAGAATCTGACCTTTACGACATCATTCTCTCACACCTCCTTGCCGAAGGTTATGCTGATACTAATGAAGCAGCACTCGCTATTATGGCAAATATGAGTGAAGAGTGGAGACAGAGTATCGTTGAAGTATTAGATACTCCTGAAAGGGCAAATGAGTATGCCAAAAAGAATGTAAGGTCTATGCTTGGTGCTTTTGCCAAAGGTGTTGTAAATAAAGACATCAGTCAATTAAAAACTATAGAAAAAAGAAAAAGAGGAGCAGAGCTGGGAAAAAGAAAAGCAGAAAGGAAGGCAGCGGAAGAGGAATCGTAATTTAAAACCACTTCCCAAACTGGCACACAAGAGGGTTTCACCACCCTCTTTTTTTGTATAATGACTTCATAACGCACAACACCCAATGACTGTCAATTACGAAATCAAAGGAATTCTTGCTCGTCTTCTGGCAACAGAAGACCTTGTTGTGGAGCACAAAAAAGTAGAAACTGCTTGCTTTAATGTTCATACTCGTGTGCTGACTCTGCCGATGTGGGAAAAGGCAAGCAGTAGCGTCTATGACTTGCTGGTGGGTCATGAAGTAGGACACGCCCTTTATACCCCTGATGAAGATTGGACTCAAAATCATAAAGTGCCACCGCAGTTTGTGAATCTGGTAGAAGACGCTCGTATTGAGAAATTGATGAAGCGTCGTTATGCTGGTCTTGCCAAGACTTTCTTTAATGGATATAAGGAACTTGCCGAGCAAGATTTCTTCCAAATCGGTGATGATAATCTGGAAACTTATAACCTTGCTGACCGAGCAAATCTTCACTTTAAAATCGGAAACTACGTCAATGTTCCGATTGAGCGTGGTGAAGAAATTGATATTATCAATCAAATCGCAAATGCGGAAACCTTTTCCGACGTATTAGTTGCCGCAGAATCATTATACAATTACTGTAAAAAGCAGCAAGACGAACAGGTCAAAATCAATCTGGACTCTCACGAAACTCCTCAAAGTGGGGGTGGGGATAATGGTGCTTCTGATTTTGATAATCAACAAGAGGGTGAAAATGACCAACCTGAAACTGAAGGGTCTGACGGAGTTGGTTCTGAAGGTGAATCTCAAAAACAACAGGAACAAAATCCCCAACCTCAAGGTGGGCAGCAGGGTGATGAAAAATCGGAACCTGAAGTCAAAACAATGGAGTCTCTTGAAGAAGCACTCAAAGAACTTGTGAACACTTCTGGATATGAGAATGTTTATCTGGAAATCCCGAAACTTGATCTGAATAAAATTATTGTACCTAACGCAGAGATTCACGATAGGTGTAAGGAATCTTGGGATGAGTATCTGACAAATAGTGGATATGATTATGACTTTATTTTTGGTGAAGTTGATAAACAATTCAATTCCTTCAAGCGTTCGGCACAAAAAGAAGTTAATTATCTGGTGAAAGAGTTTGAGTGTCGTAAGGCAGCAGATTCTTATGCTCGTGCTGCCACTGCCCGTACCGGTGTTCTTGATTGTTCCAAACTTCATACTTATAAGTTTAATGAAGATCTTTTCAAGAAAGTCACAACTCTTGCTGACGGTAAGAATCACGGTCTGGTGTTTATTCTGGATTGGTCTGGTTCAATGGGTGATGTAATGCTTGATACTATCAAACAACTCTTTAATCTTGTTTGGTTCTGTAAGAAGGTCAATATTCCTTTTGAGGTTTATTCCTTTACAACCGATTATCCTCTTGTCAGTTATGATGAGAATGGAAGGGCAAATATGCGTGAATTGGCATATCAAAAGCGTGATGGTTTGGTTCAAGTTGGTGAATGGTTTTCTTTAATGAATATGCTCACCAGCAAAACAAATGCCAGAACTCTTGATGATCAAATGCGAAATATTTGGCGTCTTGCTTGTTCTTTCTGTAATCGACATTATGTTCGTTACAGTGTTCCTTTGGGAATGAGTCTTTCAGGCACTCCTCTGAATGAGACAATGATTGCTCTTCATCAGATTCTGCCAAAGTTTCAGAAAGAAAACAAACTTCAAAAAGTTCAGTGTGTTGTTCTGACCGATGGTGAGTCTTGTGCGATTAAATGTCATCGTGAAGTCAAGCGTCATTGGGAAGAAGAACCTTATATTGGAACCTCTCATATTGGACGAAATGCATTTCTTCGAGACCGTAAAACGGGACATACTTACTCTCTAGATGTTGATTGGAATGAGATGACCGACGTTTTTCTTCATAATCTGCGCGATAAGTTTCAGGACATTAACTTTATTGGTATTCGTGTTTTGGAATCGCGGGATGCTTCTCATTTTATTCGTCGTTATTGTGGATACTATGGCAATGAGTTTGAGAAAACGATGAGTTCTTGGAAAAAAGAGAAAGCATTCTCAATTAAAAAGTCTGGTTATCATTCCTACTTTGGACTCTCTGCCACTGCTCTATCTCAAGACACAGAGTTTGATGTTGCTGAAGATGCTTCTAAAGCACAAATCAAGAATGCTTTTATGAAAAGTTTGAAGTCTAAAAAAATGAACAAAAAAATCTTGGGAGAGTTTATCGAATTGGTTGCTTAACTAAATATTCAAAAAGTGCTTATAAAGATGAAGACTTTTCAGCAATTTATGGTAGAATGCTATTCCATTCAAGAGACTTCTCTTACTCGTGTAATGAGAAAGTCTGAAAAGGGTGGAATGGCGATTCTTTCAGGGCAAAGGGGGAATAAATCAAAGTCTGAAAACAAAGAAAGGTCTGCAAGAACTGAAAGAAGAATTAGAGGTGCTGGACTTCCAGGACCCACTAAAGTTTCTGGACGTTATACAGAAAATCCAGGAACTCCAGAAGAAAAGAAAGTGGGTGAGAAGTCTCACGTAGTTTCTTCTGGTAAAATGGGTAAGAAAAGATTTAAAAAAACAATTCAGAAACTTGGAACAGAGGGTGGACTGAAGCATAAACGTAATGTTAAAGGTTCATCAAAGGATGATCAAGATTCAGTATTGATTCAAAGAAAACCAAAAGGATCTGCTACACTTAAAGGAACTTCTAAAACATCTTGGCCTGGTAAAGGAAAGAATGTTGGAGTTGGAAAAATGAAACCAGGTAGAACTGGTGAATTTGATACTAAAGTTAAAAACAAAACATTTACTTATGAAGAAAACTAAATTTCCATTAGAGCACGTAGTCAAATACGATACTCAAGAAGTATGGGTGATTTGTGATAGTGCGATTACTGCGATGGGTATTCCTGCTATAGTAAAACAATTTTATCCTGGTTATACTGGGAAAATTGCGAGCAGGGAAAACTTTGAGAGATTGAAAAACCAGTTGGCAAACTGACACAAGGGAGGTTCCAAGACCTCCTTTTTTCTTGTATAATAACTTCAGTTAAACAAAACGACCTAACTACATTATGCCTCGCAAGTCCTCTGTGAACGACGAACAACTGATTGCTTCTATTCAAGAACTCTATGGGTCAGAAATCACTTCTGGAGACCTGAAGGGTTTTTGTGCCTCGCGTGGTCTTAATTATCAGACTGTGACTCGCCGTCTTGAAGGTTATAAGACTTCTCGTGGTCGCTGGAATCTGGAAGTGACACCGACTGTCGTAAATAAAATGGAGCAAGCGTATCAAGCACCTCCTGCTCTCCCTGCTGTGGAACAAAACCTTATTCCTGATAAAGATGATACCTTCGTCAAGTTTGGTAACTTTAACGATATTAAGAAAATTATTCAGTCCCGTCTCTTTTATCCTACGTTCATTACGGGTCTTTCGGGTAATGGTAAAACGTTCAGTGTGGAGCAAGC